GATATCGTCGCAAATGCAGTTGAAGTATTTCGCGTGGTCAATCTCCAACTCTATCGGATCGGATTCCGGCCGCTCAATCGTTAAGACTTGATTTTTGTCGTAATCCCGGATCGTGATCGTGGGCGTGGTCCGGATGATTACTTTGTCACCCTTTTCCTTGATCTCCAGAGATGTTATCGGCAGGCTCTTTATCCTGCCTTCTTACCCTTTCAGGCAAGCTCAGACTATCTCTTGTTTTTTGGCTGGCTTCTTGCGAGGGTTTTTATCGGGGCCCCGGCCTTTTTTGCCGGTGTGATGAAGTTTGACATGATCTTGTTTCGTCATCACTTGAAGATTCTCAATTCTATTATCTAGCGTCTTTTCGTTAATGTGATGAACAAGCTCATCGGGTCTTAAAAATCGTCCTAAATGCTTCTCCATTATTAAGCGGTGCAACCTTACATAACCTCTTGCATCGCTAAATGGATGTTCATCGACTTTAACTGCGATATGCCCACTATCGGTGATTATGTAGCCTTTATGGAATTTATCAGTAATCGCTATATTGGCTTGTCTGCCAATCTTTGAAATAGCAGTTGGAGTAAACGCTAATTTTTCTGCTATTTCTGGTGCGCTCATGCCTTTTGCCGCCATGTTCCTTACTTCAGCAATAGGCACAAGTCTGCGTTGTCTGGGGATACCGAAGCGATTCATGTAATTAAGAATACACTTCTTGCTGACCCCATATTTTTTTGCGATTTTAACAACTGATTTAAGTTGCGCATAATCACTCTTAAGCATTTGCCTAGAAAAGACTACATCGAGAATTCTTCTTCCTTGCATAATATGACCTCCCTGATAGTTTGGCCATATTATATCACCCTCGTTTCTAAATTCCAAGCAAAAAACCCCTGCGCTCTTGGAGATTTCACCATATTTTTCAAAACTTAGGTTACTTTCTCTAGTCGTTGAACCTTCTACCAGTTTCTTGGTAGCTTGGCTGCTGATTACCCATTGTGTCATCTGCCCATTTTTTAAGCTATCGCACTTGTCATTACTGACTATGCTGTAGCATGGGAGCTTTAGGGCGTTCCAGCAATTCACAGGGTTTAGAGAGAGCATTGTTTAGATACCCTCATAATCCGTATTACTGATAGCTGCCAGAACCGTGGCCGCGTAGAACTTGACCAACAATTTTCCGGACCAAATTTCCGGAATAAAGTTTCCGCTATACTGCGGAGTTCCTGCTGCTGCATCTATTGCCATAGCGGTTCTCCTCGTGCCTTCAGCACTGCTTTAAGCACTATTCACACCAGGTCATACCGCACGGCATCTGCCTATGCAGCTCGTGCAGCGTTGGCCCGGGCTACTTCTTGTTTTTGATAGTTGTTCGTTAATGTCTGAAAGTCCTCATAAGTCATCCGTCCGGTCTGCATATCTTTCTGCGCCATTTCAAACTGCTCTTTGGTAATTGCTGGAGCTGGGGGGGCCCCTGGGGGCGCTCCCGCACCCGTTGTATCGGGCAGTACGACTGCTGCTGCTGGCGGTTCTCCACCTGCAGGCGGAACTAGCGCTGTACCGGGCGGAGGCGGTTGTTGTCCTGTTTCAGCAAAATACGTGCTGAAAAATCCGGCAACACGAGTACCATTATTGGCTGCGAAGGCATCATCCAAAAGCGCCTGCCGCTTATAACCACTGAGAGGATCTACTCCGTTAAGCCAGTCAAGCCAGGGACGCGTTTTATTGATTTGCTCCCAGTCTTTGACGTTATCATCCAGATGCTTGAACATCAGATCTTGCGCGGTTTGAGTAGTCTGAACCTCGACGTTCTTTATCCTCTGTGAAGTACCTCTCAGACTCGCGTTCTCAGCTTTAAGCGCATTTACCGCATGAGCCAGATCAACAATTTCCTGTCCGTATCCTGTAAAATCCTCAGGGTTTATCTCAACCGGTGTAATTCCTGCCGGTTGTCCTGGCGCGCCTTCTGTTCCTGGTTGAGCAGGAGTACCTACCGCGCCTGCTCCCTGGGTGAGCGCCTCATTCGTTTTCAAAAGCCCAGTAATGCTCTGGCTTTGCTGCCATATGGCATCGTTGAGACGTTGCACGTCACCTTGAAGATCCAGAATCTCTTTGTCGCTACCGGTCTTTAATGCGTCAAACTGGCCTTTCCAATGCACCTCAGTGGGTGTAGCTGGCGGCGGTTCTGCCTTTACGGGCGGTACCACTGCTGGCGGTACGACTGCCGGCGCTGGTTCTTGCCCTGGGGGAGCCGGTTCGCCTGGTGCAAGTTGCACTGGGGGCGCGGGCGTCCCTGCATTAAGTGCTACCTGAAGCGCATCTGCCTTTGTTCCCTGCGCCTGTACGGCGGGGGGAATGGTCTCGCCTATGTCCACCTTAAGAGCGGGTGGATCTGCTTTCTTTGTTGCCATGATCTACCTCCTGGAGCCGCGTTTGCGGTCTTCCCTTACGTTAAGAGCTTCCCAGCAAGGAGCCTTTCTCCTGTCTTGGTATCGCTCACTAAAAAAGCCTCATGGATTCTTGCAAAGGGGGATAACTACGATCTCCCTGAAGGATCCAATGAGGCTTTTCTAATAAGCGCGTTGGCTTAGCGTAGGTGTGGATTTCTCGCTGCTACGCTGTTATGTGGTTGTTTTTATTTCATATCTTCTCACCTCGATAAATCTTCTCAAGCAGCCTGATCAAGAGCTTCCCGGACCTGATCACTGCCAAAAGGATCTGTTTAGATTGATCGATCACTGATGACCTTCGATCCTATTGGTATTCCTTTTGGTCCCTTGCCTTCGCCCTTGCCTAGTCCACGTCCTTTACCCTTGCTGCGGATTTTAGATCCTGGACAGGGTAGTTCTTTTTCTTTCGCCATTTTCATCTCCTCACACCTTCACCGTTGTTTGCACTCGATACTCCGGATAGACGCTCAAGGTACTGCGCATCATCCTTCGTCCTTTGGATATCCAGCCTGCGAGCTGATCATCCTTGTAGACGTAGATCCCAGAGCGCCACTCGTCATCACCTTCATAATCCCGGTTCTCGACCCTTACATTATGCGCGCCGAGCTGCGCTTGAACCATGCGCCAATCCATACCTTTCTTGACCTTGACGCCTAAACGACCAAGGATCTTGAAAAGCCGGTCTCCTATGTAGCGCATGGCCTCATTAGGCTTTGAGAACCAGTGCTCTTTCTTGCCCTTGAGAGCATCCTCGAGCATACTGATGTCATCGGCCTTGATCTCGTCAAGTGTGCGGGTGTCCTGGCTCATCTTCCTATACGTTTAAAATGCGTCAATACGTTCTGCGAGTATTTTTGAATATTCGGTCATGACTTCAGCTTGTCTTATCATGCGATTTTGTTCAGCTTCATCCAATCCTAAAAATCTGTGCGTGCCCAAAAACGCCTTCAACTTATCAAGCCGGTAGTCTATCCCTCGTTTTTCATGAATCACTCGCTCTTGCCATTCTTCCATTACTCACCTCTTTAATCCTCCCCCGGGCCAAAAGGAGTGAAAACACCCGGAGGAGGTGGGATTGTTAAAGGTTAAGGTTTATGTCTTGTCTGGGGCAAGTGCAATGCCCTCGAACTTACCAGGCGTCGTATCGCGGTAACTCGTGACATAGACTTCCTCTTCCTCTGCCGCTATGTCAGAGATATTAACCAACATTGGATCTCTGAGAATATATCGACCAGTGCACGCGCCAGTATTCACGATTGCCTGAGTCTGTGTGGCGTTCAGACAGATGAACGTACATCTATCGATGAACACGATATCGTTGACATCCGCATCAGCCTCATTCTCGATCATGGCATGGTCGGTTTCGGTAGCCAGACCAATGACCCATAGACAATTCTTGAACTCAAGCAGCTTACAAGTCCCGGGCCCGATCCATACCTCAGCCGCTCCATCGGTCCGCTCAAGAGCCAGATTCCCAAATGTGCATGTGTTGAATAGCAGATTCTCTGCGCCATTCAACCGCACAAACTTGGTGGTGTCTACGGCCTTTAGAGCAGCGCTGTTGCCATTCTTGAAATGCACATTGTAGAAACTCAGATCATTGCCGGTGATCTCCGCGTTGATAATGATGGTATTAGCTCCGGTGTGGGCCAGCGTGAAATTGGCGAATGTGCAACCGTTGCCGGTGAACTGAATTACTCCATCTGTCGGGGCTGAACTATGCCCCACCACACAAGCATGATCCATGCGCGTTGGTGAGCACCTGCCTCGGATATGGGTATAATCCTTGTCCCATAGCAGCTGTGCAGTCAGAGTAAGCGCTGTATCCCCTCCAAGCCAATCCAGCGTGTCATTCTGATCAGCTACCAGGGTCGCCTCTGCGGCTGCAAGGGTTTTTAATGCCGAATTCACGCTTTTGCCTGAATTACCGTTGCTGCCATACTTCCCGTCAAGAAACCACTTGTTGCCTCTGCCTAGCACTCCGGTATCGGGAGCTCCCGCGCCAAGAATCTGATCAACGGTAAGCTCTCCTACGCCTAATTGTTCATATCTCATTGTTCTACTCCCTATGTTATAGACAGACTCTTGGCATGATTGCCTCTTGCACAGCTACCCATTAGCCATGCGCTTGTCCGTCCGTTTTTAACACAAAGTGTCTTGCCGACCTATGATTGCCTTTGTGCGCTACTTCTTGAAGTAAAGACTCTTCATCCCAGTGGATCCCATCGAAACCATGATCAAAATCGCTACTGTTGGCCTTCTGTTCAGAGCAGTACACCTTTCCTCTCATAAGCCAGTCAAAATCACTACTCATATCCATCCTTTCGTTGTTAATTGCTTATCCGAACGCGCTACCCTTTACATGGGCAGTGCGCTTTCTCTCTTCCTCATTTGCGTATTCCTTCTGAAGGACCTCACGTGCCGTTCTCATAGCCTCACGCAGATCATCATTGAACTGTCCCGCTCCCTGGATCCACCGCAAGTTGATCTCATCCTTGCAGTTCCGCTCCTGTCTGGACAGTTCTTGACCTATCTTCTCCAGGCCGGTCAGTATGCGCTCATGGTCACCGGCCATTGCACTGTGTATTGAACTGAATGCTCCGAGCGTTATCCTATCGAACTTGATCATATTTCATCCTTACTGTGTTTGCGGCATCCTTTGTGTCTGTTGACCACCTGCAGGAGCTCCTGAGGGGGTTAAATTAGTCGTGCGTGCCTGACCTCCCGGACCTCCACCTTGCCCTCCTGGACCTTGCCCTCCCTGCGCTGCAAGAGCTTCCTCGTCTTCCTGCTGTTGGCCTAAAGCCTCAAGCAATACCTTCTCAGTTGGGATCACTTTGTCCCCTCGAGGGATCTTCATCAGCCTCACGGCCTCGCGCAGTAATTCTGCCCTGCCCGGCAGGCCCATGATCTGCAGATCAACCGGGTTATTGGTGAAAGTCATGAACTCCATGAGCCTCACCTGTAGCTGCTCTTGTAGTAAGAGGTATTCGCTGGCACGCGCAATTATGTTGATATCTCCCGTTTTCTCGATATCCTCTTCATACAACATCAGCTGTAGCCAATGTTCCCAGATCGCATCCCTGATAATGCCTCCGTCAAAATTGAAGATCACGCCTTTCAAAGTCTTAGTGGCTGCGTTCATCAACATTGACAGCCCTGAAGCCGTCTTGCCGGCACCTCGCATGCCTCCTCCACCTTCTGAACCCTGTAGATATGAAGGAATACCGCTTATCTCCCTGGCTTGGTCGTACCAATATTGATATACCTTCATAAGTTCTGCAGCATTACTCTTAGGCTGGTAAAAGGTTATAGCAGGGGAATCCCTCCCGCCTGTCTCATCGCGCTTCATCCGCCAGATCTTCCATGGATACATATCCTCGACGTCCTGGCCAGGCCATATTCGATCCATGTGTACCTCGACCTGGGGGCCCGAGGTGATTGCCATGTTATTTACAAGGTTTCTAGCGGCCGCATTGCATAGACGTTGCTTATCAGCTATAATCTCAGGAAGCGCGGTACCCCAGATGCTATCGTTCACATTCTCGTAAGAAGCCCCGTAATAAGGCCGGTGACCGAGAGGATGAGGGTTCAGCTGGGCCATGACTATGAAATTACCGATCAACAGGGCGCATATCTGATAGTCTTTATGAAGGTCCGGGACACGTTTTTCATCCATTCCCCATTCACGCAACTGCCGGCCCTGAGCAGTTCCCCAATAGAGCAGGCCATCGATGATGGGCTCCGGATCCGTAAGCTCCTGGGGTCTGGCTTCTAGCTCTGCACGCTCCTGATCCGTCCATAGCCAATCCCTCAGGCCTCCGTTGCCATACATCCAGAGTACGGCATCGATGGCGAGACTGTTATATCCCGATGTGCCTTTGAGCCCTTGTAACTCGCTCCTGCGCATTCTAAGGCGATGGACGAGAGAGCCATCTTGAAGATTTTTTGCGCCTTTTGAAGGATAAAGGTCGAAAGGACTCACACGCTCATATTCCCTGCGTACTTTATTGTCCACACGTATTTGCGCTGTCCCATCCTCGTCAAAATCCCACTGGGGGACTTTACGGTTACGCAAGATAGGGCCTGTGAGAAATGCGGTTGGAAAGGTAACTAAATCGTTGATGACTTTATCAAGCGCCTTATAAAAACCGCCTTCACGCAATTCATCCTCGATGCGTGTTTCAAAGCGCATGGCGCTTTCTTTAGCGACCTCCATATGCTCTTTAAGTATCTCATCGCGCATTTCCTGCATTCGATTACGCACTTGCTCGACTGTCACTGCATCGATGCTCCCACTCACTGCCATAACTTCAGCGGTCTCGGCCATCACAAGCGTTTCGATCTGGTCTTCGATTGAAGTAGATAGCTCAGGGTAGGGCGTGGGATCGATTCCCCATGGCTTGTCTCCGGGTGGGATTAACACATCTTTAAGCCAGGCCTCGGCTCCGCGACAGATAATAGAGGTGATCATCATAAAGATGTTAGTACCGCCACGTTTCTTCATCAGAGCCGCCAGGTCAGGATCATACTCGCCCTGGCGCTGGCGCTGGCATTTCAAGAGGCGCGTTTCGACTTCTACCTTGCCTAGTTTGTTGTGGTCCCATGCGCCACGAATATGTGAGGCCAGGGATAGGATAGCTGGTTCATTTTGCGCCTGTTCTGCCTTCAAGCGATCACGCTCGGCAGCTTCCATGCGCTCGATGTCAGCATTGGTAGCTACTTGTAGTATGCCGCGATTTGCACCGACGGCTGCACCTTCTGGCATAGTTATCTCCTACCCTTCACTCAATAATTTGCTCTCATAAAACGTATTGCCCTTCACGCCTTTGCTCTTGTCAGGCAAACCCTTCTCAGATGTGCCTGCGTAATGACCGAGCTGCTCTTGAGTCATGCTGAGCAATCCCTTGTTGCGCTCATAGAGATCCTCAGGATGATGTTTGGCGATCGCTGCAGCACGCCTCTTGGCTATGCTTTCTGCCGGCATGTTAGTCCTCCTCCAGGCTTGGTGGTAGAATGATGTCATCCATTATCTCTTTATCAACACCGGCACGGATACCTTCGGATAAAACACGATTTAGTGCATCGTTGAAGAGTTTTGGATGCGTGTCTGCGCGAATCACTTTACGATCCGCCCGCTCAACATCAGCCTCGAGCCTGCGCATTCTGAAATGTCCAGTAGCGTCAATCACGTCACCCATTCAAATCTCCTGCTTTTACCCACGGTTTCCATAGTATTGAATCAAAACGCTCTGCAGTCAGGCTACTCTCTCCTTGCTCCAAATCCAGCATATCCATCCAACACC